CACCTTTTGAATTACGCGAAGCAATTTCACAAGCCGATTGGTCAAAGCAAGAGTTTAAAGACCTTGCTGGGTTGCTTTGTGATCTTTGGATTGCGGCGGAAGAAAATCAAAGGCAGGTGAATATTTTGCCGTGGTTTTTTGACGAATCTGGAGATTGGTCAGGAGTACACTTAACTTGCGTGCGTAAGGATTTTTGGAAACAGTGGCAAGACGGCGCGTTTAACGACGTGTCTTTGGTGTTGTCAAAGTTGAGGGCTATAAAATGACCGAACAAGATAGAGTTACTTGTCCGTTTTGTGATGCACAAATACACCTTGCTCAACACCCGGCGCTGACAAACCAAACAGGTGCGCTTTGTCCGCTGCTAGGGTACTCCTTCTCATGGGAACAATGGGCCATGCGCCCACCAAAAAAGGAATGCGGCGATATTCCAAAAATTAAAAGTGAGGTTGAGTGGCTTAGGTTAATGGTGGAAAAGTTTGTGGGTGAATTGAAGTGAAGTCGATCATGATGGATATTTCTGAGGCGGAAGTTTCAACGCTAATGGACATTGCGAAGTCAATTTTGCGCGTGGTTGGTCCTATTAAAAAGAGGTTAAACGCGCGAAAATCATTACAAAAGGCGCTGGCGAATGGGTCGCGTATTGGGCGCAAAAGAAAGCGCGATGACGCCTTAATTTTGAGAGCAAGGAAGAAAGGCATGTCTATGCGAGAGATCGCCAAACTAGCGGAAGTCTCCCTATGGTCGGTTCAGAGATCGCTAAAGGATGCCAAAAAATGAAACACCAATTTTTAGGAGGTTACAAATGAAAAGATTAGTTGAAGAAGTATCGGGCGAAGGACTTGAAAAATTACTTGGTGAGCGCGTGATATTAATGTGTGGCGCATATTTTTACGAGGGTAAGCTGGTAGGCGTCAATGCGACAGACGTGGTTATCCAAGATCCTCATATTGTTTTCGACGCTGGCGAGTGGGTTAAGAAAGGGTATGTCACTGAGGAAAAAATAGCGCATGCCGATGAGTGGTACATTCGCACCGCTTCGATTGAAAGCTACGGGAAATCTAAAAGATGAGTAAAGGTTATCGTGTGTATCTTCGTGGCCGGTCGCGTTCGTGGGCGGGGTTGCGGTCAAGATCGCGTTCGGGGGCGTGTTCGCGTTCGCGTTCGTGTTCGTGTTCGTGTTGGTGGTCGCGTTCGGGTTCGCGTTCGTGGTCGTGGTCGGGTTTGCAGCCATGGTCGCGTTCGGGTTGGTATTCGCGTCCACGTTCTCGTTCAGGAGTGTTATGAAACACCAACTTTTAAACGGCTGGACGCCGCACGAAGTTTTTGAAGCGTGGATTAGAGGCGGAGGCGAACTGTACCCATGGGTGGTAGAAACCCCCCCCTAAGTTCTTGGAGGGGAGGGGCTAAGGTAAGGAATGTGTCGCCATGATGACAAGGAGTGTCGCTATGCAGTATTCGTCGGCCAAGTCCGACATAAACTTTTTCGGAACGTAAAGGAGAAACTTAAATGGAAGGCTACTTAATGTCAGACGATCACGGCTATACACACATCTGCCCGAAGTGTACGAAACGCTACGGTGCACAAGTAAAAGGCGTGAGAACACTAACCATAAAACACTGCCAACCGTGCGAAAAGAAAGTCGCAGAAGAAAAAAATAAGCCGCAACGAAGCTCCAACCCAAGAGTGGCTCGACCGATCTTCTGAGAAAAAAGACTACATATTTCGTCTATACTCGATATAGTGGGACGAAACGATCTTTGTCCGTATATACCAAGCGAGCATCATGGACGAAACCAACCCGCCAGAATCACAGGAAAAAAAAGAAACTACGAGCGCAGGGACGCGCCGTAGTAAAGACGACTTGGATAAGGAAATTGCAGAAGGATTTCAAAGCCTTCCGGTCGATGAGAAAATTCTGGCCTTCCTTTATAAGTACCCAGATGCAACGGTAAGACAGATCGCAGCGGTGGTCGGCGTATCGAAGACGGTCGTGCATCGTCGCATGAAGAAGCCGTCGTTTAAGCGTGCCTATAAAGAGATGAAAGCCGACGTGCTCATGCTTATGGGCAGAGCGAAGATTATGGCGATGCGTCGGATTATGGAACTCATTAAGTCAGAAGACGAGAACATAGCCCTTCGCGCTTCTCTCGGCGTTCTTCAGGGCGAGTTGCAGGGTGAAAGTCTTGCACGCTTTGCCGAGGTGGGCGGAAATATTACCTACGCTGTTCAGTTCGGCGAATCTGGTCAGGTCTTTAATAAGATGATCCGTGTGCCTTCAGGTACTAATGTCGAGAAGGTAATCGAAGCAAACGTCGTAGACACGAAAGACGTGCTACCTCAAAACACGCTGGAGCTTCTTAAAGGTGTCGAGACTTAACGCTGAACTGCCTGAGATGCAGCCGCAGCAACATATTATAAAACTCGCACAGCCGCACAGCGAGAAGCAGCGCGTCATAATGCAAGCTCTTATCACGCCGGGAGTCAGAGAGATCTGGGTGCCGTGCGGTACTAAGTTTGGAAAGACGTTTGCAGCGGCTTCTGCCGTTTGCGCTCGTGCTCCATTTTCTCCTGGCGGTCTGATTCGCTGGATCGCTCCGATCTATAGTCAGTCGAAGATAGGGTTTAACTACATCCGTCGCATGATGCCCGGCGAGCCGCTGGTAAAGATCAACAAAGCTGAGCTGTCTATTCACTTCAATCCGACCGATACATCGATAGAGATCAAGTCGGGCCGTAATCCAGAAGACCTAGAAGGTGAAGCAACGTCGGCAAACGTACTCGACGAAGTCGCGAAGATGACGCGCCAGGTCTACGATTCGACCAAGACGACGACGACTGTTACTCGTGGTCCGATTCTTGCCATTTCTACGCCTCGCGGAAAGAACTGGTTCTATACGAAGTGCATGGAAGCTCGCGAAAGAATGCAATGGGATCTGCGACGAGGCAAGCCGCCAACGATTCTCTATATAACCGCACCTTCAACTGATAACCCTCTTGTATCTGCCGAAGCCGTTGAAGATGCTCGCAGAGGTCTGCCCGACCGCCTCTTTCGACAGTATTACCAAGCGGAGTTCATAGACGATGGTTCGGTCTTTGCCGGGTATCGCGACTGCATAGCCGGAGAAGCCATCGAGACGATAGATAAGTCGCAGCGGTGGTTTCTTCCAGGATACGACACAACTAAAGGTCAAGTTGTCATAGGCGCCGATTGGGCAAAGACTAAAGACTGGACCGTCTTTGTCGCTATAGACGTACCCACGCGAAGGATCGTAGCCTTTCAGCGCTTTCACAAAACACCTTATACCGAAGCAGTAGGTCGCCTAATACGTTTCTCAAAACAGTTTGCAGATGTGATAGTGATCAATCACGATAAGACTGGACTAGGTGGAGTTATCGACGATCTACTTGCAAATAGTGACATACCTTATAACGGCATAACGTTTACAAACTCGTTCAAAGCAGAAGAAGTAGCAAAGCTAATTACAGCCTTCGAGCAGAAACTATTGACTATACCTAATTGGTCTCATCTTCTAGATGAACTAGAGTGCTATGAGGTAAAGGCAACACCGACCGGAAACATGACCTATGCCGCTGCAGAAGGTAAGCACGACGATATAGTTTCAGCTCTCATGCTTGCCTACTCAGCCTTGTCGCAGTACGCTGACGCAGTCTACGACGTTCGCTTCGTGGAAGGAAATAAGATCGTTGACGCCTACGGCTCCGAGGTAAAGGATACGCAGAGTCCTATCGAAAGGTATTACCAAGACATTGTAGGCATGAGCGACGACGATTAGAATAGAGGACGAGCACCTATCACGGAGGATCGGATGAACCGTCGAAGAAAAATAACCCGTCAGAAGCCAATGTTTGAATCTGACGAGGACGAGGTTCAGTCGTACCAAGATATGGTAGCTGGCTTTAAGTCGTTTCAGGATATGACTCGTGGTGATGATATGGCTGGAGGTATCTGGGAAGCCGATACTAAAGCCATCGTAGACGCCATGACTCTGAAGGCTATGTTTTTCTCGGAAGACTGGGTTTACATAACGACTGATCTGATTGCGGGAATCATTTCCAATCAACCGCTGAAGGTCGTAAAAAAACAGATGATCGATGGTCAAAAAGTAGAGGAAGATCTTCCTGGACATCCTCTGCTGCAACGTTTTGAGAGTCCAAACAACTATCAGGACTATCATGCGTGGATGTACTGCACGACGGTAGACCATACCATTCTAGGAAATGCTGTGATATGGGCACCAAAGATGTCCAATCAGCTTTTAACTATTCCAGGTGAATCAATATCAATACGCTTTGATCGAGCCGGAAAGATCGAGCGATACATTGCCTCTCAGTATACGACGGAAGATGGCTACCTAGCAGACGACAAGTCTATAGCTTCGTTTGTGAAAGAGGAAATCATTCACATTCGCCGACCTAACCCGTCGTCACTTATGTGGGGTCTTTCTCCGTTCGTTCCAGGATCGAAGTCGGTTCTTTTCAATCGCTACTCGTCCGAATACTTAAACTCGTTCTATCTAAAAGGCGCAACTCCTGGTCTTGCTTTGGAGATGGATAAGGATGCGAACGAGAAAGTAATACTTCGCCTTATGCGCTCGTTCGAGGCTGCTCATACCGGACGCCGTAACCAGCGCAGACCTATGATGCTTCCCAAGGGCGTGACGGTAAAGCAGGTAGCTACGTCGTTAGGAGATCAGCACCTTACAGAGCACGTTAATCAGAATCGCGAAACTATCATGAACCTTTTGCGCGTACCTAAACACGCTTTGTCTTTGCAGGCCGCGGCAGGTCTAGGAAGCGAAGAACATCGTCAAGCTATGCGTAACCTTTGGGCTATGGCTATAAAGCCTATTATGTCTATGATTTCAGGATCTTTGACGAAACACTTTGCAGGTGAGCTAGGTCCTGGTCTTCAAGTTGACTTCGACCTATCGAACGTAGAGATCCTTCAAGACGACGAATCTGCAAAAGCAGACCTAGCTACGAAGATGCTAACGACTCATACCCTTAACGAGGTTCGTAAGAAAGTCTATAAGATGGAGCCTTTGCAAGGAGGTGACACCACTCCTGGCACTCAGCAAGCGCAAGGCGAAGGTTTTGGTTTTCCTTTTGGTCTATCGTCTGTCGCGCAGCAGACAGCTTCAATTCAGACTCAGCCTGTTTTACAACAGTCAGCAGCTCCAGTTACAGCAACAGACTCTTCAGAAGCCGTAGATGACGATAAGTCGAAAGCACCAAACAAGCTCAAGGCTGATAAGGAAAAGCTCTCGGTTTGGCTTAAAGGTAAAGACGACTGGTGGAATAAGCGAGAGCAAACGATCGCTGCAGGCGCTAAGAAAGCCATTGCAGACGTTGAGCGTTTCATGCTGGAGACGTTCTCCGACATGGCTTCTACCATTATTTCAACGTCGTCGAAGTACCTTAAGGCTAAAGGCTTCTTTGTAGTCGAAACCAAAGCTACTGAAGCAGGTAATCCTCAAGTCACTTTGGTAAAGAAAGCAGAGCTACGTCGTCGCCTTCGCGCAGCACTTGAGCGCATGGAAGAAAAGTGGGTTGATTCTTATAAAAAGAAGCTCAAGGAGACTGTCGAGCTAGGCTACGACGCTGCAATGAATATCCCGTTTGGTATGCCGTCGAAAGACGAAATTCAAGCTCTTAAAGAACGATCCGAATCTCTTAGGGAAGAAGCCCTAGAGGAACACGCGCAAAGGGCGTTCAAATACCTAAACGAAACGACGCTTGAAGACGTCTTCTGGACTATCGAGCAGAGTATCAAGAAGGGTAAAGACCTTGACGGTATTGCAAACGACTTGCGCGAGAAGTTCTCGAACGTAGAGCAGATCGGTGCGCGAGCGATGACGATAGCCAGAACCGAGTCGATGATAGCCGTATCTCTCGGCCAAGCAGCGTCGATGAAAGACGCAGCAACGGTCGTTCCTAATCTTAAAAAGATGTGGCTGACGGCTAACGACGACCGAGTAAGGGATAGTCACGAAGCGTTGAATGGCGACGTGGTAGACTGGGATCAAGCGTTCGACAACGGTCTATTCTTTCCACGAGATCCGCAAGGCGAAGCTGGTGACATTATAAACTGCCGCTGTACTTGGGTGACTTTACCTGCCGATCAGATGGAGTCCCTAGTCGAAGAAAACCCAGACCTCGAAGCCGATGAGGTTTAATAAGGAGCTATGACGATGACTGCTAAAAGAACCTTGTCGTTCGACTTCAAGGATATGTCAAAAAAAGGTGGCAACCTAGTAATCGAAGGCTACGCAAACCGAGCGACCGTAGACCGCATGAAAGAGAGAATCGATCCGAAAGGTTGGCTTCTCGACAACTACAAGAAAAACCCAATCGTCCTCTTCGATCACGGTCATGATCCGTCGTTTGGTTTTATGCCGATAGGTAAAGCCGTCGCAGTCGAAGCACGCGAAGATGGACTTTACACCAAGATTCAACTATCGAAGTCGCAGAACGAAAAGATTGCAGCCATTCGTGATCTTGTCGAAGAAGGTATCTTAAAGACGTTCTCTGTTGGCTTCAATCCGCTAGACATGAAGAAAGCAGTCGATGACCCTGAAGTCGTCGACATTACCAAAGCGGAGCTCGTCGAGTGCTCTATTGTTCCAATCCCAATGAACCAAGACAGCATGTTTTCGCTAGTCGGTAAACGCTTGGGCGGCAAGGCTCATGCCTTAGCTAAACGTTGGTTTGAAGGACATCAGATTCGCATCAAGCTGCGAGAAAAAAAGGCGTGGGCTGCTCTCGCTATTCACCAAAGGATCTCTGATCTGATTTCTGCAGAAAAGGTAAAGTCGTTCGACGAAGTTGTGATGCAAGTCGCAACTGAAATGAGTCTTAAGCCTACGCAAGTATCGTCTATCTTCTCAGGAGAGATCGAAAAACTTGACGACATGACACTTAAGACTTTTGCAGGTATTCTCGCAGTCGAGTACGATCTATTAAAACAGATCAACGAAGGCGCGGTCGAAGCGATCGACGATATGAGGTCGCCAGAAGCCGTTCAGGAGAAAGCAGCAATGAAGCAAGGCGTTGTGGTTCAAGCAGTCGAAGTGCCAAAAGAAGCATACGATAATGCTGAACTTGCGCTAGAAGCCGTTGCAGCCGCAGGCTATTCGACAGAGAAGATGACAGAGAACGACTCGATGTACGTCTTCGAGCAAGCGGATCCAAAAGGCTGCGATATGGAAAAAGCAGCTATGGTTGATCTCGGCAGCGGCATTATGGCTAAGGTCTGTCCAATGAAGCCTGAAGGTAAAGACGAAGGCGAGAAGGCAGGCGAAGCAGAGAACGTTGAAGACGAGATGACGGAAGAAAAACCAGAGGACGAAGGTAAAGACGACTCGCAAGAGTTGAAAGATAAGTGGAAGGCTGCGGTCGATGCGATGCTCGCTTCGTGGAAACAAGACGAAGCAAAGTGGGCTGAGGCTGTCGCTGCAAGCCAAGCGGCTCTAGGCAAAGAAGATCTTGCGTTCCTTATGTGGTGGTACGGCGGTATGGGTGGAGGCGAAAAATCTGCCCATCCAGCACAGTCTACAAAAGGCGTTACCGAGATCGACGACAATCCTTATCTTCAAGAAGCTCGTCAAACGAACGTCCTTCTTGGTACACTTGTAAACGAGATCAAACAGCTTTCAGCGTCCTTAAAGGGAACGGCAGTTGACGCCGACAAACCAAAGGACGACATTAAAGAGGGTGAGAAACCGACCGATGAAGAAATGAAGTCGGCTCTTGCACTTGTAAAGGAATACAAGTCTCTCATAAAAGAAAAGCTCGATGGGCTTGGCGTCGTAGGTTGACGTTTCCCAACAAGCATAATCCTAAACACGGAGGTTCTTAGGATGTTGACTAAAAGTGAATTGGACAACCTGCTGGCCGAGACCAAGTCCCTCAAGGACCGCACCGAAGCAGCGGAAAAGAAAATCAAGGATCTGGAAGCTGAAAAAGCCGACATGATCGCAACCAAAGGCTACGCACCTGCTGGCCATCGCACCACGTCCGACGAAGCTCGGATGTTACGTTCGTTTGGTTGTTCGCATCCGCGTCAACTTCTTGATGTGAACGTTGGTCATGCTCGCTTCAAGGGCGTTCCTGACGAGCTGAAGCACATGGCTTTGGCTTTCAAAGATAACGTCGACGTAGCGCGCTGGATCGCTCAGTTGAACGGCGAGCCGCTCGACACCATCGGCAAGACCGAAAAGCAAGATCGCATTGCATCCGTCAAAGGTATGCTGGACAGCCGCTTCGGTCGCGAAGTTCTCGCTCCGCAGATCAAGGCGTTCGGCTCTACCGTCGTCGGTGCCGGTGACGAGTGGGTGCCCACGATGATCTCGACTTCCTATATGGAAGAGTTCGAGTTGAAGCGCGTTCTTGAAGGCCGCTTCATTCAGATGCCGATGCCGTCCAACCCGTTCGATGCTCCAAAGATCAACGGCGTGACGAAAGCTCGCAAAGCAACTGAAGGCGGGACGATGACTGGCGGTCAGTTCGGAACGGATAAGATCCGTTTGACGGCTGTTAAACTCGCAGAATACTACGAGCTGCCGGAAGAATTGACCGAAGACTCTGCGCCAGACTTCTTGATGGCTGGCAAAAAAGAAGTCGTTCTTGCGCAAGAGCGCGCTGCTGAGTCGGCAATCATCAACGGTGACGATGACGGAACGCACATCGACTCTGATACCCAGGCCGGTGCTGCTGACCTTGCAGAGAAAGTTTGGAGCGGCTTGCGTAAGCTGGCTCTTGCGAACTCTGCAAACGGCTCGACCGTTAACTTCGGTAACGCCTTTACGCCCGCACTGCTTCGTCAGTTGCGTGCTGCTGGCGGCAAATACTTCAGCGATCCAGAATCATGCGTTTGGATCGTTGGCCCATCGATCTACACTCAGTTCATCGCTCTCGATAACGTAGCAACGGTCGACAAGTTCGGTCCGATGGCAACCGTTCTGAAAGGTGCTCTCGCTGCATACCAAGGTATGCCGATCATCAACAGCGAATGGTTCCGCGAAGACCTCAACGCAACCGGCGTTTACGACGGCGTAACCACGGATCGCGGCGGCGTGTTGCTTGTGAATACCAAGCGGTTCTTGTTCGGTACACGTCGTCCGATCAAGGTCAAGCTGCAACAGTCCAATCCAAACAGCGATCTGTGGTGGTTGGCTTCATACCGTCGCGTTGACTTCAAAGGCCATGCTCAGAGCGCGACCGAGAAGTCAGTCGTCTACGGCTACAACGCTGCGAAGTAATCGCGTAGGTTAGATAACGATGCAGTAACGGGGGAGGGAGGTTTAAGTCTCCCTCCCCTTAGTGTTTAAGGGGTGAGTGCTGTGAGTTTTCAAGAGAACGTACAACTCAACCTCTACGACTCCCGAATCATTTTCGACGTTCAAAGTCTACCGGCAGGAACATACACCAAAAGACTTCAGATATTCGGTAATGCTATCCTTTCAACGCTATGGGTAAAGTCCATAGACGTAGGCGCAACCGTTACAGTTACCTATTGGGATTTCGGTCCTGGTGACGGAACCATAGCAAGCGAAAAGATCGTAATTGCGTCTCATCCAGTAGCATCAGCCGTCGTATCGTCTCGTATTATCGTTACCAGGATACACAACCGTCCGAGAGTTGAGGTTGTCGTTTCTGGAGGATCAGCCGAGTTAGGCATTTACGCAACCATTGCAAACGATTTCCCTGTTGATTTAAAAGGCTCGATAGTAGACGGCCAAACAGCAAACCTTCTCGTAGATGGTGGTTTACCTGTATCGGTCTACAATCCTGACGATGGTAAGTTTTACCTTTTACGCGGATCTGATGCAGGTCTATTTGTCGCGCCTTCTGTTTCAACCCCTTTAAACCACACGATTACCATAGCTGCGGCAAACGTAGAGCAATCATTCACATTCCCTGCTGGAACAAAAAAGATAGGATTTAAAGCTCGTCAGACTGCAAAAATACAGTACGGATGGGCCATTGGAGATTCGTCGGCTAACTTTACTACGCTCTATCCTGGATCAATCTATCAATCTGAGATGTTCAATAAGTCTTCTCTGACGCTTTATTTTCAAAGTCCTCTCGCTGGGTTGATAATAGAAGCTCAAAGTTGGTCTTAACTTTCTCCTGCCGACTCCGATCACTTTCGTTGCTACCTGTAGCAAAACATAAAAACCTTAAGGAGAACGAATTATGAGTGGTGGTATTTTCAAGACAAGATTGACTTACGATGCGACAACACCAAGTGATGCAGATTCGGTAGCAGCGTTTCTGAGAACTGGAACTGCTGCTCTTACCTCGACAAACGTCGGCGGTAAGGAAGGCTTAGACGTAAACATTATCAACGATCTGACAATCGACGCCGATGGCGTTTACTCCGGCGGAAACACCGACCCAGATAATGTCGGAATCATTGGTCACGTTAGGAATGCAACCCCTGGAGATACTCATCAGACGTTCCGCTTTACGGGCGGAAATCCATCGGCTGATAACGTCGATCCTTCAACCGTCCACGCCCTTGATACGTCCGCATTTATGCACGGCTGGGATGGATCTGCATGGGATCGCGTTGGAATCTCTAGCGGAGCATTAAACGTAGCACCACTAGGTAACGTTGCTGATGATGCAGCCGATGCAGGAAATCCCGTAAAGGTTGGCTCACGAGCTATCGACGGAGCTCTTTCTGCTATTTCGGCAGGTAACGATCGTGCTGACATGATCTCCGACATGTATCGCCGTCTCTGGACGACCAATGCAGCAAACGCAGTAGGCTCTAACGCTGCCGTTTCTGTAGACACTACAGCAGGTGGCGTTGTCTTGTTTGCTACTCCGGTAGAAGGACGCTGTAAAGCATTGGTTCAGAATCTAGGTTCAAAGGATATTTTTGTTGGATTCGGGACTGTTACCCCTGCAAACGGTATCCGCATCGATGCTCAGTCGAACATGCCTATCGATATCGGCCCTGATTTGATTCTTAAAGGAATCACCGCTACAGGCTCAAGTGATGTTCGCGTAATGCAGCTAGCATAAGGTAAGATGAGTGACGACGGGTCGATGATCGGCTCGTCGTCACTTTAAAGAGGCACGCATGAAGATCACTCATATCGACAAAATCCGCTGCGAACAACTTGTTAAGTGTATGAACAAAGTAACTTACAGTTTGGAAGCGTCTGAAGTTCCTGCCGTGATGCAGATATTTCAATGGATGGGTGAGCTTCAAGCAAGAATAGAAGCTGATCTTATAGCCGACAAAATGGCAGAGAAGGAAGCAGCTTTGCGTAGTATTCTTGCAGCAGAGCAGCAAGCAAAAGAAGATCTCGAGGCACTAAAAAAAGACGTTAATAAGAGAACAAAAAAATGATCCGTAGTTTACTTCTACCGCTTATTTTTGTCTCGTGCTCTGCATGGGCTCAGGTATTTACTAATCCTTTGCGCTATGAAGAAGGAGACGCAGCGGCAGGTCAGAAGGCGTCTGCTACGCTTGTTGGAAAGAGAACAACAGATGGTGCATTGTCTTATTTGAAAGTAGACGGCACAGGCGGCCTTGTCACGACTGCGCTGACTGGTTTTGGTGCTGATTTTTCTTTCGGTGACATAACCTCAGCCTCGACAACTCAGAAAGCTGTTAGGCGAACAACTTACACAGAACAGACCTCAAACGCGCAACGCTCTATCGCTTCGGCTTCGGCAAACGATACAGCAGCAGGCACAGGTGCCAGAACTGTTAGAATTACATATCTAGACTCGACAGGATCAGGCCCGTACACCGAGACTGTAACGCTAAATGGGACTTCCTATGTCAACACCGTTGCGACCAATATCTGCTTTATCGAGCAAATTGACGTGATAACTGCGGGAAGTGGTGGCTCCAATGCTGGAGTTATCACGCTAAAGGCCGCGACTGCTGGCGGAGGTGCAACAATAGGGACAATAAATACTGGCGATAATCAAACTTTTTGGGCGCACCATTATATCCCGACCGGGAAAGAAGCAAATATTACTGGTGTATCCGTTTCTCACAACGGAACGACAGTAGGCTCTGGCGGTGTTTTCGTAATCAAAGCTTTGCCTATCGGCGTAGCAAATGCGATTGAGAACCAAGTCACAGACTTCGTACGTCTTTACGGTCAGTCGTCTACGTTTGCTCGCGTATACACGTCGCCGGTAAAGGTAGCAGGGCCAGCACGACTTGTGCTTTATGTGACGCCAGAAAGCGCGTCGTCGTTTGTATATCGCGGTTCCATAGATTACTTCCAGCCGTAGAGGTGCAAAATGGCATCTAAGAGATTCATCCACATCGATCAGTTTAACTCTGATGCTGTACAGTTTGCTGGTGCGGCAGCGGTTGGAGATGCAGCTGAGAACGGTAATACAGAAATAGATTATACCTGCCCTTTTGACCTTTGCATCACTGGCGCGGTTCTTCTAGTGAAAGATGGTAAATTTGGAGACAAGTGCTGCCTTCAAGTGGTCCATCCTACCTACGGTGTCATAAACGAGTTTGCGACCGATTGGGCGATTGCTTCAGACAACCAAAAGCAGTTTGAGCTAAACCTGAACTACCCGGCAAATATTCCAACCGGATTAAAACTCCGGCTACTTTACAAAGCGACATCAGAGGCAGGAACGCGAAAAGTTGCGATTAATTATCTCAACCACAAAGTATTACAACAGGAATAAGCACATGCTAACAGGTGCGATATTCTGCGACTCAGATAACTTCGTTGCGCGTACCATCAAGGACGTTACAAAGGATGGCGAAAGCCATGTCGCTCTTTTGTTTGACGGCGACATAGTCATACACTTTCGTTTTCTAGGCTTTGAAACAATGCACCTAGACGAGTTCAAAAGTCTTTACCATATAAGCTCTATACTCACAGCAAAGCAGACGATCATGATCGAGCCTAAGGCGGTAATAAAGCATTACGGCGGTAAGGCGTATGACTTTTTAGGCATGATCTACGTCGGGATATTTCTACTTGTAAGGGATTTTTTTGGCTTTCATCTTCCCGGAGGCAATCACTTCGAGAGTCGAAGGGATCGTTTCTGCGTCGAGTTTGCTTCTGAGATATGTCTAGGCCAGCGCGGATCTATGATGACCCCTGGTCAACTTCGTCGCCGTCTTCTTGAAAATGGATGGTCTGAGCGTAATGACATTTCTTGAACAGGCGCGATCTATCCTTAAGACCATGTCGCGCTGCGTCAAAGACAAAACCCTTCTCGCAACTGTAGAGACGGTAGAGCTTCGCGCGGCGATCTGCTCTAGGTGTCCTCTTTTAAAAGGCTCGCCAGGAAAGCAATACTGCTCGAAGTGCGGCTGTACGTTTAAAAGAAAAATCTCGATTCACGGATCGTACTGTCCTCTAGGCAAATGGTAGCCTTTCGAGTAGGCTTTACCGAGTAAGCAACCCAACAATCTAGAGGTAAAGGAGTCGCAATCTATGAAGCTGACACTTACGAAAAAGCACGATCAGTCTGACAAGAATCCACTAGTAATCCTCATGAAAGAGCCGACGTTCTTTTGCGCGGAAGTTTCCATTAAAGGTAGCATCGAAGTAGACGATGAGATGGGATATGCGATCCTTGGAGATCGTCGCTACTCTGGTCTATTCGTTCAAGACGGCTACGAAGCTAAGTCTGCTACTGGAAGCAGCTACCACAATAAGTCGGTAAAGTCTGCTCTGCGAGACGAAGCAAAAGCCTCGACGTGATAAAGTAGACCTAGCAGGATGCTGATAGCCCGCAGGGAGGCGGGCGACTTATGGCATTAAACGCTAACGCACTCGTAGATCTTGCAACGGCAAAGACCTATCTGAAGATCCCTATTGGGGAAACTTCACAGGATGCGCTGGTAGAGATCTATATAAACGCCGCCTCTGAAGAGATCGAGCGCGAGTGCGATAGATCGTTTAAAAGTCAGTCCCATACCGAGACGCGCCACGGTCGTAAACAAAACATTCTTCTCTTAAAACAGTGGCCGGTAACGGCCATTGCGTCTTTACGAATCGATAACGACTCGACCTTTACCGCTCCTTCAACTCTTATCGACTCGAGTGATTACAGGATCGGCGACGACGGAAACAGTCTCGTACTCTTGAACCAAGTATTTCCAAACGGCTACTCGAATATTCAAGTGGTATATACGGCAGGATATGCAACCGTTCCTGCCGATCTTCAGCACGCCTGTCTGTGGATGGTGTCGTGGTTTAGGCAGATGCGCGACTCAGGCGACATCGGCAGAGAGTCGAAGTCGAAGGGCGATGAAACTGTAACAATGCTTCAGACGGCGCCGCAGTACGTTAAAGACGCGATCAACCGCTACAAGAAGTCCGAGTTCGGTCTTCTCGAAGCAAGCATGTGGAACTCTTAATGGCTCGCAACGTCTTTACCATGATCAACAACCTGCAGAAGACCATCGAAAGATTGTCTCCCGATAGTCCGTATCTGAAGGCAGCCATGCACAGGGTAGGTCTTTACGTTGTCGGTCTGGCAAAGATCGAGGCGCTGCGTAAAGGCGTGATCTCGTCCGGTCGTCTAGTGAACAGTCTTCGCTACGAGTTTTTCCGTAGAGGAAGTGTCGTAGGTATCTCGATCGGCTCGTTTGGTGTGCCTTACGCAGCCATGAACGAGTTCGGCGGGAGGATTAGTCCTCGGCAGTATCGCGCAATGATGGCTCGACTTTCACGAAACAGCCGCCACAGACGGGCTAGTAAGGGCGTGGTTCGAGGCAATCCGCAGACAGGGGGAACGTGGCGGGCACGTCCATTCCTTCGACCAGCGTTTGCAAAAAGCCGTCCCTTCGTGGTCGATACGCTTCGGGCTGCCTTATCTTTCTCGAAAGGACGGTAGATCGTGTCGTCTTTACGCAGTGACATAGCCGATGCGATCATAGCGCGCCTTGCGTTACTGCCAGACATCAAGTCGGCGTCGTTCGATACGGTTCGTCTTCAAGCCAACGACTTTCAAGACTGGGAGCTACCGGCTGTTCAGATTATCGATCTCGGAGAGGTCGTCATTCACGAGATGAAACGCGCTCGTAAAAGCTGGCAGCTTGTCGTCGAGATCATTCTAGGTCCGCAAGCGACGACAACGCCTACGCAAAAAACCTTGTGGGACTTGATGGAGACGGTAGAGCGACATCTTTGGGAGACGCCAAACCTTGGTATTTCAGGCGTTATCCACATGATACTCACAGGAACATCGACCGATCTGCACTTGATGCAGCCGTATTACCTCGGTCGACTTGAAATGCAGGTAGACTATTATCAGCCCCTTGTCGGCACTTGCTGATAAGGTTTACACTTTTCTAACCGAAGAAAGGATGCCGAGGAGGGCACAGCATGTCGAAGAATTACGCAGCAATTTACGAGAGCGACAACGATGCGATTGCCCTTGAGCAGTCGTTCTACGTCAAAGAGGAAATCACCAGAGGCGAACTAATTGCCCCGGTCGATGCAGATTTTATTTTCACAATCCCAGGCGGAACGTTGAACTTTGTTCAGCCGTTCGAGCCGTCACCGCACCGATCTGGTCGCGGTCCTGTAGGCATTATCAAAAAGAAGAAAGAAACTTCGTGGTCGTTGAACTCGTACTTCAACATCAACGAAGCTCTCGGCGCTCCCGCAGCTACCGAGATCGATCCAGGTATCCGCGCTCTCATGAAGCAGGTACTTGGTAAAGAAGACACGACGACGGGTATTAAGTTTACCCGTACCGTTCCGGCTACCACGGTTTCGATCTTCGAGTGCGGTGATAAGTTCGCTCGTCAGGCAAACGGTGCCTTCTGCGATGCCTTGAACATGCAGTTTCCTGGCGACGGCGAAGCGTCGATGGCTTTTTCCGGTATGGCAAAGAATTGTCTCTACGTCGGTATTGGTAAGACTACGGCAAATAATAACGGCGGCACAACCGTTACACTCGAAACCGACGACGGCAAGCAGTTCTCATCTGCCGTAGGCGCTTACGTCATGCTTATCGAGGCAGACGGAACGACTCGTTCTGCTGATACTCCAAACGGCTCGCCTCGCAAGATTTTGTCAGTAGTAGGCGACGTCGTAACGCTTTCTGGAGCAGCCCTAGCCGATGCGGATGCTTCTGTAAATGATATGTATCTCGTTTACTATGAACCTGCGAACCCAACGGCGATCAACAATCCTGTTACCGGCCTTCAAGGTGCACTTGCAGTTTCAGGCATTGCAGGATCGATCTGCCCACGTTCTCTTAGCGTTCAGATCACGAATAACCACGAAGTACGCAACGACTGCTACGGAACCGATGCGCTGGCAGGATCGCTATTCGTCGCAGGAGCTCGCGCTACGATCTCGGTGAGCATGGAAATGAACGTCAACAAAGACTTGATTGCATTCTTCAACGCAGTACAGGCGTTCGAGTCGCAGGTTCTTCAGATCACTCTTGGCGATACAACCAAGCGTTATCTCGACATGGACTTCCCGAAGGTCATGTTCCCTGTTCCTGAGATGCCTATTCCCGAGTCCGGTTCAATTCCTGTGACGTTTGAAGGCACGCCGCTTCAGACAGCCTTGAATGCGGACGACGAAATTAGCGTTCACTTCAAGTAACAAGTCGGCCAGTAGGCTTTGCCTCTGGTTGCTTACGGGAGACGGTCTTGCAGCAATGCTTGGCCGTCTTTCTTTTTTCTGGGTAAACTTTACCCTCGTAAGCAACCAACTAACCTATGAGGTAAAGACACATGGCGTTTACAATCGACCAACTGGTTAACGACGGCACAATTGAAGTCATCGTATCGAAAGACACAGCCCTTCTAGACCTAGACAAAGACACCTACACCGAATACCTGAAGACGCTCGACGAGAAGCTATTGAAGTTCAAAGACGGAGAAGCTCCCTGTCGTTTCGTCATGAAAAAGCGCGTGGACTACAAGAAGCAGAAATGGTTGGACAATCAAATGGTTGTCTACTCAGAAGGCGAAGCACAGTATCAAGCTGCTTTTGCTCTGGACGTGGTTCGCGCCTGTCTCGACGAGATCAAGTATCCTGACTACGTTCCCATGGAAAAGCGGATCATCGTTAAGAAGACCGGCGACGGTTACGTTGACGATCGCACGATGTCTATGCTCGCTCCTACTGGTATTTGTCACGAGCTTTTTGTTGCGCGAAGCATGTTCATCGATAAGGAATCTGGAGGAGCGAGCTTAAAAAAATAGTGTCGGCGTTGCTGGACTTGACCTATGCCTCGCCCGAACGCGCTGCATCTTTTAATTGTTTGACGTGTAGGGATAGGGTCAAGAAGCTGCGCCGATGTAAAGAGGATCGCGAGGACTTTACGTTTGAAAAAGACGGAAACCCATGGCCTATACAGATCGACAAAGGCGGCGAAACATACGGCTTTTGTCCTGGTAAGGTGACGTGGCGCGTAGAGAATAGCGACCTTCTAAGGCTTCTGATCGTCGGGGCCGAAACGGGTGTTATGATAAGAGGCGGTGGACTTGCGGATCAGCCGTCGTGGTGGATCGACCTTCTAGGATGGTTCATACCGAAGTACGATGCAATAAAGTTTGCATCCAAGGCTCGGCAAGTTCTCGGCGACGGCTCGAAGACAAAAAAGGGATAGCTTATGCCAATTACGACCGACAGTTTACTCATGGACATTTCGGTGGACGTGAAGAAGTCGTCGGTCGAAGTCGCTGGCCTTAGCAACTCCCTTGAAAAGCTCGTAAAAGACCTAATGGAGACGCGCAAAAGCGCGCAGCAAAGCAGTCAATCACTTACCGATCTTGGCGCTACGTCGCTAAAGCTAAACGCAACGCTCGACCTTCTCTCGAAGGCTTATACCCTTCTCATAGCTCCGCTTCAGATGTCCGTTAAGGCGTTTATGCGCGAAGACGAGGTTACTAATAAACTTGCCGGAACGCTTCGCCTTCTCGGACAAGAAACGCAAGAGCACATGCAGATATTTCTCGACTTCGCCGAGTCGATGGACGTTAGTTCACGAGTCAGCGGGGAGGTTACCTTAAACCTTGCGGCTCAAGCTAAAGCCATGGGAGCAACGACGAAGCAGACTTTAATGCTCGTCCAGGCATCTGCGGATCTTGCTTCTTTAATGGACAAGGACATCTTCGGCGCATTCAATCAGTTGACGACGCTTATGAATGGCGTTGTTCCGAAGAGTATCGAAAAGCTCATACCGCAGATCAAAACCCTTTCTGCAGAACAGCTACGCGCCGGAAAAGGCGTCGAGATGTTAGCGAAAGCCTTGAAAGGTATGGCTGGCAGAGACGTCAGTAGCCTTACTGCCTCGATAGAAAGAGTTGGAAATTCTATCGAGAATTTTATGAAGGCTATAGGCCGTCTAGTTGAAGAAGTGTTTAGACTGCCTTCGTCGTTCGATACGGTAAAGAATGCAATAGACGGTGCCCGTAAGGTAATCGAGTCGGCTGGTCCTTCTATTAAGAAGACCGTAGATGCGCTTGCTGCAACAGACTGGGGAAAAATTGCTACTGGCGTCTTGTCGGTAGCCGCTGCCTTCGTTGCTTTAAAGTCTGCAATGGCTATTACTGGTGCAATCGCCGCAGTCGGCGGTCTGTCAAGTGCTATAGCTTTGATGGGCGGCATGACGGTTATTCTTGCTCAGATAACAACTTTTTTTGCAGCCATGAAGACCGCAGCTCTTGCGGCCGTTATTCCAATGATGAAACTTGCTGCAACTGTTGGCGTTATAATGGCCGTAGTTGCTGCCGTTGACATTCTAGTAAGAAACTTTCGACAGCTAGACAAGTTAGCAAAGACCGTCGCTCTCTCGATGGAAATTGCTTTCAACTCTGCTCTTATGAATTTTAAAGGCTTTGCTGATGCCTTTATGAAAGGCGTTGAAGGGATTGCGTCTAGTATAAACAAGATCGCCGGACGTGAGTTGATCGATATGGCTGGCTTTGCCGAGATGGAAAAGCGCCGCCTAGATCGCGCAAAGGATCTCGCAGACCGAACAGATAAGTTGATCTCCGATCTAAAGGACGCCTCGAAAGACATCGACTTCGGCTTTGCGGGAGAAGGTTTAAAACTCGTAAACAGACTTCTCGGCGATACCACTGAGAAGGTTAAAGACGTAGCAAAAACAGCTAAGACGCTGCCAGACGTAGGTCGCGGAACCGTTGCTTCATACGAAGACATGAAGAAGGTTCTCGACGAGCTGACTTCTAAAAACGAAGACCTTTTACTAGACATTGCCAACATGGGAGCAAGCACGGTCGAGCAGATCGAGAACGCTCTCGACCTTGAACTCGAACGTCTTGCCGTTAAGGAAGATCAGCTTCGTATTGAAGGCAAACTAAACGGCGAGATGGGCAAGAGAATCCAAGAGCAAATTGATCTACAAAAAGAGCTGATTGAAACGCAAGCAGCAACAAAAATAGATCAAGTAATTGCGCCAAACGCGATCAATCCAGATCAGCTCGAAGCTATCAAAAGATCCTTTGGAGAAGGCGCGTCAGGCTTCGCCGCTGTAATAGGTAAGGCTATGGGCGGTATGAGCATGGTTACCTCTGCTGTATCTGCTGTGATGGGCGCTATTTCTGGACTTATTTCTTTCGTTCAAGAGCTTCTAGATTTCGTTCCAAAGACGCTTGATGCAATAGCCAACATTTTTAAAACCTTGACCGATCTGCCTGGCCGTATTCTCGAATCTGTAAAGAATCTCGGTAAAGAAGTCGTTCGTCTGATAAGCGACTTCATACCGAACCTTCTTCAGGCGCTTCCAGATATTGTTGATTCTCTCGCTGTTGCTTTGTTTGAAAAAATTCCCGAAGCCATATCGCGCTTGATGGAGGCTCTGCCTGATATTTTTGACCGCTTCGCGCAGCGTATTCCAGAGCTGACGGAGAGAGTTGTTGCTGGCTTGGTAGCAGGAGCGCCGTCTATTGCGATACGTCTGACCAACGGACTTGTGCGGTCTGGGCCTCGCATAGCAATAGCCATGATGAAAGTCATGGCCGTTGAACTTCCAAAAGCTATCGTCGAAGGTATCGTCGAAGGCGTAAAACAGATATTTGGTCTATTAAGCGACTTCGGCTCGTCGCTGATTGATCCTGAAAAAATCGGCGCTGCACTTTCTGGTATAGGCAAGCGTCTGACCGGCGAAGCGTCTCAGCTTTTTGCTGTAATGGATTTAACCAGTCAAGGCGAAGCCGTAAAGACTGCATACGAAGATTTCAAGCAAGCGATCAACGACGCAACGCTTCAGGCTTTGAATATTCTGAAAGCTCTCTGGGACGAACTCATGAGAGGTCTTGTCGCTATTTGGCGCTTTATCTACGACACATTTATTCAGCCGCTACTCGACGGAATCAGAACTGTTTGGCTATGGGTTTACGATAATGTGATTCGACCGATCTTGGGAATAATTCAGCAAGCGTGGCAATGGGTCTCAGACAACATAATCTCGCCGCTTTCAGGAGCGGTTCAAAAAGCGTGGCAGTGGGTTGTTGATAACGTTATTAATCGACTCACGTCTTCAGTGAAAGACGCTTGGGAGTGGGTTTACACGAAGATCGTCGAGCCTCTTGTTAGCGCGTTCAATAGAATTTTTTCTTTCAAGTTTCCAGAGTTTCCTAAATTCTACTGGCCGTCGTTTCCAGAATTTAAGTGGCCGTCAATACCTAAGCCCGATTGGTGGAAAATGCCAAGCATGAGTGGCGGTAGCGGTAGCGGAGGACTAATAAGCGGAACCGGAACGCCACTGGATTATTTTAATAAAGGCGGCTTCGTAAAACCAATCTACGCACAGACAGGCTTGATGATTCCGAAAGGAACTGACTCTGTTCCAGCGATGCTAACTCCTGGCGAGTTCGTAGTTCAACGTCCTGCCGTTCAAGCTCTTGGAGCTGGCGCACTTCACGCAATAAACAAAGGAATAGCTCCTGTATCGAATACGACTGTTAACCTATCGTTCGACATAAAGACAACAGAGCCGATAGACGATAACTTCTTCAGGCAGAAGATCATGCCGCGCGTCCGAGAAGAGTTCCGTCGTGCTTCGTTGGATGGATCGTTCGTCATAGCAGGAAGCGGGATAAGGTAAATGGCACCAAACCCATCGACTCGCGGTTATCTAAACGAAGACTATCTGACCGAAGAATACCTCGGCGACGAAGCCTATTACTCGTGGGGCGTTCAAGCAAATCTTGTCATAGACGGCAGCGACCCATTAGGAATTCAGTTTCAAGGGATCATCGACTCTAATAAACCGATTGGCGTTGAAGCAGATCTTCAAGTCGGCATAGACGACTTTACAGGGGTACAGTCGAATCTAGTAATTGACTCTGCTTTCTTTGCTGGACTTCAGACAAATCTGATAGTTGGATCTAACAAGCCTGTAGGCGTTCAGTTTCAAAGCAATCCTACTCAGCCTCAGTACTTTGGCGTTCAATTCTTTTCAGCAATAAGCGATCTTCCTGCATACCGAGCCGTTGAAGCTAGAATGACGAAGTCGTTCCCTCACTGGCAATGCGAAGAAGCTGGCTACCTTGCAGAAGAATATTTGGTTGGACCTTACCTAGTCCCCGGCTTCTGCGTCTTTGGTCCGATGCAGTTTAAGGGCGTAATAAACGACGAGCCGGTTCCTTTTGGAGTACAAGCAGCTCGTGTTATAGAAGCTCTAGATGCTACGGCCGTTCAAGCTCTAAGAACGATAGCCGACGCACCGTTCCCTGTAGGCGTTCAAGCGGATCGTCTTCGTGCAACCACTTTTGGCGTACAAGCTAGGTTTGTTCTTTACAACACAACGAATCTTCGTATCTTGTGCGACTTCCCAAGCCGAGGCGCAGCAGGTGCAGGTAATAACTCGTGGGGAAATCCAAAAGGAACAGGCCAGAATTGGTTAGCTTCGTCTACTGAAGTGGGAGACTTTGGAGCTGAGAATTTAAATACAGACATCGTAGAGCAGCGTTGGCAGTCTGCGGCTGGGGTAACGTCTGCAATACTTTCTTGCGATACTGAGACGGCGCAAGGAACGGCTATCGATACCATTGCTCTTCTAGGTCACAACCTTACGACGTCTGCGGTAGTCACGGTCGAAGGCAGTACAAGTCCTACTTTTGCGCCTGTTGGCGAAACCATATCAATGACTATGACCGTCGACGACGCCTACTACATCGCTCCAGTCTTCCCGGTGGCTCAGTATCGTTACTGGAGATTGTTGATCTCAGACCCAACAAATCCAGACGGCTTCCTCTACATAGGAACAATCGTCTTTGGTACGACTATCATTCTGCAAGGTGAATGCTTTACAGATGAAGTCACGAGAGGCTTACGACACTTTTCCGACAAAGTTCAGACGGAAGGCTTCACGAATGTGTCGAACGACCGTTCTCTAAAAAGAACCGTATCGCTCGACTTTAGAATGCTGCGCTACTCGGCTGGGAACTATCGCAATCTACGATCGATCTTCGAGACGGCTCGCACGTCGCTGAAGTGTCTGTGGATACCGGATCCGCAAGATCCTACACGCTTCGGCTTATTCTCGAAGCTGACGACTTTACCGTCAGAGCGTCACAAGAAGATGGGACCGGGTGAAGCCGATACCGTATCGTTCGGAATAGACTTGGACGAGAGTTTATGAGCTCAGGAGATAGACGGCCGTATCTTTCGGCAACATCGCTGACGCAAGACCTTCTCGACGCCTCGCACGATAACTTAGAGTGCCGTCTTGAAATGGTTTGCGAGATTGAGACGCCTTCGGGTACGATCTACGCATCCGATAGAAACAAGTACGTTGGCGGGACGTTCTACGAGGCGCTGGTTCAGTTTCCAGTGATCGGTAGAACAGTGGGCGAGTGGCTTGCCGGTGAGCTTCAGTTCTCGACACTGTCGCTTACACTCTCAAACGTCGACGGCCGCTTTAACGATCTGCTTGCCGGGGGAGCGAACTTCGGAGGCTGGATCGGAAAAAGCGTGGTCGTAAAGCTAGGTTTAGCCGAAGCTGCGGCGACCTATCGTACTGTTTTTTCTGGGACAATTACCGACATAGGCGGCTTTCGTCGCAACATCAAAAGCATTCAAGTTATCTCTCGCGACCGTTACGATGCCTTGCGCGTAAACTTTCCTGCTGATGTCTTTACCGAATCCGCATATCCAAAGATCGAGACGCGCTACATAGGTAAAGTCATGCCGGTCGTTTACGGCGATTGGACCGTCGAAACTGATCCCTATCCCGCAGCCGTTCCTGCATATGCAACAAATGGCAACGATCCTGAGGTGTCTTTTGCCGATCGACTTTGCACGATCTCGCAAGCATCACCTGGGGTCGTTTCCCTAGTCTCGCACGACTTCGACGAAGGCGATCCGCTTGTCTTTACAACGGGCGGTACTTTACCCACACCTCTCGTCGCTGCAACGGTCTACTACGCGAAGAACGTAGGTGCAGACGCTTTTAGTGTATCGGCTACTCCATTTGGTGCGGCAATCAATACAACCTCTGCAGGCTCAGGCGAGCATCGAGTAAAGGCTGATCCTGCCGGTTCGCGAAAGAACTTAGCACTTCGCATCTCGTCGAACGATCTTAGTTCGTTCTCGTCGGCTGAGGTATATGTAAAGCGCGGCGAAAACTTCTATTTGGCACCGTCTGCCGAGGTAGTAAACGTCGGAGCTGGAAATAAGACGTTCGAGCTACAGCAAGGCGCGTCGTTTATAGACGGCAATCCTTTCGAGTGGACGTCGTCCGATGAGATTTACGTCAAAGTGATCGGACCGACTCTTTCCGGGTATCAAGACAACATCGTAGAGCAAGCTCGTCATATCTTAACGACCTACGGCGGCTTGGTTTCTGGGGATTTCGACGCCTCGTGGAACACTTATCGCGACAAGGCAACCCCCGCACAAAGTAACGTCGCAGGATTTAAAAGCAGGATATGGATTGCCGAGCCTACCCCTGTCATTACCTATGCCCTTTCGTTACTTGAGCAAGTTCGGCTTGAGGCGTTCATAGACGTGAATCTGAAGCTCAAGATCAACTCTCTTCACTTTGAAGACTGGACGGCATCGCCGACCTATATGGTTCGTAACTGGGATGTAGAAGCAAACTCGCTGCGAACGACGACCGACGAAAGAAACGTCTTCAATAGAGCGCAAGGCTTTTACAATTTTCTACCGATCATCAACGAGAACGGCTTGACGACGAGAATCCATAAGAATACGGCTTCGATCACGCAGATAGGTAAAGCCATATCAAAAAAAGTGGTCTTTCCTAATCTTTACGTCGAAGCAGACGTTGCTTATCAGGTAGTCGAGATCCTTCGTCTATCATCTTCAGGACTTGAAATAATAGACGCAAACCTTACTTGGCGGTCTATGCTGCAAGACATTGGCGGCTTTGTTTCGCTGGATGTTAAGATAGGCTCAACTCAGTTCGATACAGTACCTTGTATGATCCGCGATATCGGCTACGATCCCGCAGGTCTTAAGATACCTGTAAAGGTCTGGTCGATGCTGATGGTGCCTTTTCCCGGTTATACTCCTGGATACGCTGGAACGGTCGGTGGCTATGCTGCCACCATTGACGTAGAGTAATATTAACGCCTGACGTGGCACGGACGCCTCGTCGCAAATACCCAAGGAGGGTTTAGGATGACAGTTCTTTTAACCGTGAGCGAAACTCTCGGAGGGTCAAACTTTGCGGACGCCCTTGCAGGTGGCGGAACGGGAATAGACCTCGGCAACGTGATCAACGGCCAATACGCGCCGATCACAAGTCAGCCAGCAAACACCGGCCATCAAGCGGTTTACATTCGCCACGATGCCACGATAGATCCGATCACTAACTTGAAGACCTATCTTCAGCAGTTTGGATCTGGAACAGGCTTTACCTACGGCGGCGCAAATACCGCAGCCGCAGACTTCACTAAGATCCTAAACATGGGCAACGCCGATAATATGGGCGCAGCCGTCGGAAACAACTCGGACGGATTAGGCGGCGGTCTGCACATCGATATGGATTGGGACGTTTCAACGGCCAACCAATTCTTGGGATCTCGGACGGGATCGCAAAAACAAATCTACGGTGATAACGGAGGCGCTGCATCAGGCGACGGACGAAACCTTGCAACGGCATTTACCATGCACGTTGATGCAATGATGTACGACAATGCTAGCGTTGAAACAGCTCCGACTACGCCTGTAGCTGGATCTGTTGGTAAGTCTGGCGACTCTGTTTTAGGCGACTACGCAAAGCCTCGTATCAGAATCTTTTTGCGACAAGACGAAGTAGACGGCGGTATTATTCAGTTCGAGTGGGTTGCTGCTTATTCGTATACCGCTTAAAGGTGGATGATGTCTGTTCGATACAAACTTCGATGGCGTTTCGACTATAGCGACGGCAAGCGGTCGCGCTGGGGCATGTGGGATTCTTCTGGTCCGAAAGAAGACGTTGCCACTAAAGCTGCTTATCAGCCTCGCGAAAACATGTCGTTCGCTTCTGTAGAAGGAAAGAACGTCGAAACGGGCGAGATCGTTACCTTGCTTCAAGTTCCTGGTCAGGATTTCATGGTATTTCAATGGGACGCAGCGGCTTTTATAAACCCTTTTGGCGTGGGCAGACCTGTCACACCTCCAACCAGGTTGACGGGTCTTCGCCTCGTAAGTCGAAATGCCGAGTATGTCGTAAGATCGACCGGCGTTACTGAGACTTATCCGCTTTCTGAAGCTGCTAAAACGATCAACTTTGCGACCTACGGGAGATAGATAAATGACAGTCGTATCACGCTTACAGTTAGATCATCCGGCTCTTGGTACGGCTGGCGGCGCAGGTCTGCACGCTTCCATCGAAGCCATCTACACGAAGATCGGCAACAACATTGCAGACCGTATCCTTGTCGCTGTGAACTTAAACGACTCGGCGACAACGACGGTAGAGCATAACTTTAAGACGGCGTTTGCGAATCTTCGCTGGGATCTTTACCTGTACGACGAAACAACGACCGAGCTTGATCTTATTACCAGTTCCAGTTCGCCTTCGCTTTCGCAGTTTACGGTTGTGGCAAACGGTACGAACCCCGAAACACAGATCGACATTACTAATAACTCTGGAGCGCAGCGCGATCTTGCTCTTGTCGTTTTCTGCGATCCGATCAATCTAACTGAACTGAAAGACGTTCAGATTAACTCGCCGCAAGACGGCCAAGCCTTGGTCTATAGCAGCTCTCTCGGAAAGTATACGATGGGAGCTTCTGGCGACGCTTCGTTTAAGCTGCAACAGATCGCAGCAAACGTTCTAACGATAAAAGGCGGATACCTAAAGCTAGACGACGGAAGAGAGCTTGCAACCTATGACGCTCCTACTTATGGGGTCGATATTAGTGTTTCGCTTCTTACGCTACTTGCAACACCAGCAGATGGCACAACGTACTATCTATATATCGACTTAAATGCTCTTGGATCAGAGCAGACGCAAGGTTTAACTGGTAGAAAGCTCTACCAAGTAACGCAGTCGCAAATGATTTTGTCTGCAACTACTCCTGCAAGCATAAATCGCGCTCGCTACGTTCCTATAGGCTCAGTCGTCGGAGAGGCAGCGAATACCTACGAAACAGGAAACTTTACGACGTTTGCTGCTAAGGTACACAACACAACGCCTTTCGCTATATCGCCGAAAGTCTATTCGCTTTCGCAAGCAGTAGGTTCAGTAGGTTCTGCAAGTCAAATAAAAGCTGGTCATATCTTGGAAGGCGCTTCCTTTCCATCGTCAATGACCGCATCAAAGGGATCATTTTACAATCTTGCGGCTGATGGCGATGACGATAGCGGCAACGCTAGAACCCTAACAAACAATGGTTCAACTGCTTTCACTGGAACAAATATTTTTGGCACTTCAAATGCTGCTGCAAATCTAGACGGAGTGAACGATAACTTCAGTTCTACAAGCTCTCACTTCAATCCAGGAAACGGTAAATCATGGGCTGTGGGTGGCTGGTTTAAAGCGAACGATTGGACGCCAGCTGGCGTTCAAGATTTGGTTTCAAATATTGCGTCCGGCGCTGATCGCGGTTTTGCTATTCAACTTCAAAGCGATGGGCGAATTGAATTTCAGGCGACAAATTCAGCCTCTTCATATGACACAACCTTAACCGTACCAAGTCCAGGATTTACAGACGGAACTTGGCAACACTTTGCAATGGTTTATGACTTTTCAACAACAACGTTGAAGGCTTACATAAACGGAAAAATTGCTGCATCAAGCGCACTTGCAAACACAAGATCAGTCACAAGTTCAATCTTCAGGGTAGGCGCTGAACAATCTGTTGCGGCGGCATTTTTTGCTGGTGCTGTTCAGGAAGTGTTTTTTGTAAACGATCATCTGTTGACCGATGCGGACATTAGAAAAATCGTTTCTTCAAAAATCACTCACAATGCTGCGATCGACGCTAAAAACCAAGATTGGAAATTTATTTTGGGTTCCGGCGTTCAAAAGCATCCTTCATGGCAACCTGTTGTTGATCAATCAAGCCAAACTATTCTTTATGCTGATTTTGGCGATCTCGATTCAACAGAAACCGTTGATATTTCATTGCTTGATATGGGTATGAATGCGGTAGCTGTTCCGGCTGTTCCGCCGTTCGATCAAACGTACTCAAGTAACCCGACATTCCCAATTAACCATGGATTGGGAGAAGTTCCATCACTGCAAGTTGGTTATAAGGACGCAAGCAATGACTGGCACTGGACTACGGGAGAAGGTGCGGTTAAAGCCGATTCTACGCAGCTTAAAGGTTCCTTACAGACTTATTTTGACGCAGGTGCGACGCAAGTACGCATTCGTGCGGTGGTTGGTGCTTCCCCCACTGGGGTCAAAGAAGCAACTGCGAGCGCGGCTGGTATTTTACAGCCAGTAACATCAATGAGCGATGAACTAGCAACAACCCTTGGATATAAAGTTTACTCTCATGGTGGTTCGTACAACGGAGGAAACGCTCCTACGATTACGCTTAGTTCTGGTGGCGGCACGTTATCAACAGTAAATAGGGCTGATTTTGTGCCATATAAAACACAAAGCGGCGGTTGGCGATGCAAGTTTAATGTTTCTGTTGATTTATCTTCCGCGGTAAGAACAAATCCCGTTCTCGCTGTTGATGGTATTTCGTTCCCAACTGGTAATCAAGCGATAGCTGCCGGGGTTCTTACGGGAAACCCTGCCTATATTATTTACGGAATCGCTCAACAAAGCGCGAGCGGATTAGAGGCATTTCATGCTTCAGCAACAACATCGGCCTACGCTTTCTCTGGCGACGTAGCGTTAGCATCAAAACCAACTTGGGCATATTAAGGGGATCTCATGAACTTAATCCAAAAACTAGCTTACAACCCGATAACAAAAGCACTGCAAGCTGTGTTGGCTGGCGGATCTAAAAGCATAACAATGCCAAGCGAATACCTTGAAGGTTCATGGACTCCAGGCATTTTTGACGCTGCTACAGGTGGAAATGAGGCAACTTATTCTGATCGCGGCGGTCATTTTGTTAAGATAGGAAAACTCGTGATAATCCATGGATGGATGAATGTTTCAAGTACGGCCGGTATGACTGGTGCTAACTCAGCTTTTTTAAGAAATTTACCGTTTACGTTCAAAAACGTATCAGGAAACTATGACGCACCAATTCCGGCATATGCTGAACAAACTACTTTCAGCGGTTTTTTGGCTTGGGTTCCTGGCGCAAATACTAAAAGAGCTACCTTAAAATCAATCATATCTGGGTCGGGATCGACGACAATTACTGTTACAAATCTAGGCACAGGGTACACCACAATCAATGGATGTTACATTACTGAGGAATAACATGAAAAAACTTCTACTTTTATTTTTTCTATTCGCAACACCTGCATTCGCGATTGACAAACCAATTCCATGCGACGGCGCAAACTGCAAATTGAAGTTTGAAACTCGCGATGGATCGAACGTGAAGGTGAGTGCTGGTGAGGTTAGTGGATCGACTTGGACCTTTGGAACAACCAATTCAAAAATCGTTTTAGGCGGATACTCTATCGCATCGGCCATGATTTCACTTGGTGGAAACTGCACAACATCGCCTTGTACGATTGATTCTGATCGCGGCGGCATGATATCTACTGTCACTAGAGCTTCTACAGGAAACTACACGGTGAATTTTACCGGATCTTACTGGACTGCTGGACCAACGTGCGTTGTGGTAAACACAAGCGGTTCCGCTGATGTTAGCTGTAGGCTTAACACGTCATCACTTTCAGCCACATCATACGGCGTAATATGCGCGTTGGATAACGGTGGAACAGCGGCGGATAGCCGTTTTGCTATTATTTGCCATGGACCGAGGTAGGTAATGCGCATCCTACTTCTCACAATCTGCCTAACATTCTCAGCTTGCAAGCGCGATAACAAGTCCGTTGAGACTGACGTAAGCTCGGAAGTCGCTGCAAAAAAGGCATTTTATTGCTCTGAAGGTAAGCGCGTATTTGACGAGATCGGCTTCATGGACGACAAGTGCGACTCGCTTCTATATACGTCTCTCTGGTCTGCAAGCTGTCTTCCAGAACTAAGTATTCAAGACTGGGAAGATCCAGACAGTCCAGGCAAGTGGCATCGCAATCCGCAGCGCGACTGCTTCCTAGACGGCAAGCCAAACGGTGCAGCAAGTTCTATTAGTCGAGACATGATGCTTGGTCTATGGCACAAGCTCGTAAAGAATAAAGACCTTGCAAACGTAAAAGACCTGATCGAGTACGGTAAGAAAAATAATTGGGTAATGGGAGAAGCCAAAGACAACGAAACATTGGTTTCTAGGGCTATGCTTTCTCCGCAACTGATAAGCCTACTTTACGACATCGAAAGCAAACTATCTGGCGCAAACCTTACGGGCGAAAAAGATAAGCAAGTTGAATTAGCAAGCGCACACGCTACTTATTTGGTTACTGGTAGTTATCTAACGACATCAGCCTTAACTGAAACGCAAACAAATCTCTTGCAAGATTTTTTGCCCATACAGGAGAGCGACGATGCCTTACCTATCAACACCGGATTTCGTGCTCATCTTGACATTCTCCGCATTCACCTCTCTGGTCTTGTTCGCGGCGGTATTACTGACGGTGAGCTTGAAACTATTAAAGCGCAGATCAAACGCCAGCCCCGTAATGCTCTCTTTGCTGCCGTTGGCGCTAAATACGGAGTTGCTAAAGCAACCACTGTACACGCGCTTCTATTCGATGAAAGTATTTACCCTGCCGATAGACTTCCTACTACCAAAGACCGCTGTATCGGCTACATTAATGCAAGAAACCAAGAAAGCGACGACTGGAAGCCTTGCCCAAACGAAGGCATAAAAGAGCATGATGGAACCGATCTCGTATTTGCTGCGTCTATCATTGATGGAACATTCCCGTAGGAGGTTCACTCCGAATGGAAGTGGACATACTCCAGATCGCAAAAGAGTACGGCCCTGCGGCGCTGAGTGTCGTGGGGTCCGGCGTTTTGGCCGCTTTTGGTGCTGTACTGACTGTGGCGCGATGGGCGTGGAAAAAACACACTCGGCGAATGGCTCAGATGGCGGAAGCACTTAAGTCTCTGGCAGTATCCATAGAAAAAGCATCTACAGATCACCACGACGAGTCGGCAAACCTATGGAAAGCAATTCACGGACTTAGAGCCGATCTTCAGGTTACAATACAAAGAATCGACCCCGTATCGAAAGACTTGTCGGAGGTTCAAGGCTCAATTAAAACCCTGAATCAGACGATAATGAACTATGCCGAGCGCATGGCGGCGGTATCCGGGAAACTAGATGCAGTCTTCAGATTTATGGACGCGCCGAAAAGGGCTTCAGACACATGACCTTAAGGGGGTTCGTTATGGCTATGGTTTTCACTGCACTCGCACTGTGGTTCGTTTCGTCGATAGCAATTGGTCAAGAGGCTACGGCGGAGTCAGTCATTGCTGGTTATCTTTCTGGCCTGCCATCTATCGGAAAACTTATCGGGTTTGCTATTACGCTCCAGGTTTGTTTGAGGCTCTTAGCGGAACTTCTTTTGAAGATTTCGGAGATGACCGAGACGAAAGTCGATAACAAAGTCGCTGCATGGATTAGTGAAGCTGCTTGGGTCTTGGGACTTGGTATCTCGAAGTTTGGCTATTCAGTTCCTAAAGTAGTCGTCGAAGAAAAAGCGAAGACACTCCCAGCAGAGGCCAAAAAGGATGGACAAGCCTAAGCCAATATCAACTATCGACCTAGCTCTATCGGCCCTTGGCTTACTTAAGTCAGGGGCCTTGGTCTTTGTCATGCTTCTGCTGGAGTGGAGTCGTAAGAGAGAGGCGCAAGCAAGGCTAGAAGCAACGGCAGCCAGAAACGATCTCGACGTGGAGAAAACAACCAATGCGATTGAAAAGCAGGCTATGGGCAAGTCTTCTTCTGACATCGTGGACGGCTTCCTTAAACGCGCAGACGAAGTGCTACAGCCAAGCGGAGATCGACAAGATAGCGAAAGCAATCGTTGATCTCGAAGTCTGCGAGAACGAGCTTTTCTTGCGGCGTGCTTTTATAGAAAAAGAAGTCACAGCGCAAGAGCCAGTCCACCGAGAGTGGTGGTCGGAACCCCAAATGATTGTCGGCGGCCTAGTCTTATCTTTTTCAACTGGTCTGATTCTTGCGACCATCTTAAATAACCGCTAAGGGGTTAGAATAATCTTTGAGTGTCTGTCAGGGATAGGTGCGGCGGTCGTCGACAACCCTTGCAGACTTCACCACACGGCATCGACTGATCGCTCGAAGCTGGGGGGATAACTCGAACGATTGGTCTGAACTGTCTTTCGTGGTGATGCTCTGCAAGGGATCGCACTTTATTAGCAAAGGAGCTCGCAACGTGCAACCATCAATCAGCCGAAACTTTTATGGCTTTTTAAAAGGCGTTGCACCGATGGACCCAGAAGGCGTAACCGTTCACTACACTGCGGATCGCGATCCGATGCGAACCATTAAAAGCCTTCAGCAAGCTGCTCTTGCTTATCATTATTTGATTGATAATTTCGGTACGATCTTTCATCTCGTAGACGTTCACGAGCGCGTAAACCATGCAGGAAAAGCTCTGTGGAACGGTCGCTCTCCTAATCGCACTCATATCGCCGTGGCCTTGTTATCGTGGGGGCGTTTGACGAAACAAGACGACGGTACTATTAGGACTTGGAACAACATTCGCATACCTGAGTCTGGCACAGCTTTTCGCCTGAACGCCTACTGGGACAAGGCAAGCGAGATACAGGAACTCGCCCTTCTGGCTCTTCTTCGCAAGCTATGCTATGAAGAAGGTATAGACGCAACGGATATATGCGGGCATGATGAATGTGCTATACCTTCTGGCCGGAAGACGGACCCTGGAGGGGTGCTTTCACGGACCATGGCGGAGATTCGGAGTGACATCTTTCCAAAAGACGAAGACTTGGAAATCTAAAGCCTACCTAGAACACATTCGTTCTCGCCCATGCGTCGTCTCTGGAACTAGCCATAACGTCATAGCACACCACGTCAGAATGTTCGGTCATGGTGGCGTCGGCATGAAGCCGTCAGATTACCTCTGCATACCTCTAGACGATACTCTTCACAAAAAACTGCACAACATGGGCGAGCGCGAGTTCTGGGACTCGCACGGCATAGACATCGGCATGAAGCTGGTCTGTGAGATGCTCATTTTTATTTTGAAGTCAGGAACCGTGAACAAAAAACTATTAGACGAAGTAGGGGAGGTAGTCCGTGGCGTTTCAACCAGTGAGTGATAAAGAGCGCAAAAAGATCATCGTAAACTTTAAGGTAAACGAAGATCAGTACAAGAATCTGATTATTAATTCAGACGGAAATATCAGCGAGTACATCAGAAAAAAATGCTGCGGAGAGCCAAGCACTACTCAGCATAAGCAAGAACAAGCTCCTCAACAAGTGGGATAGTAAATGCAGGAAATAAGAATTAGATGCGACGTAAAGGATCATCTTCCTTTAGGATCGTTCGTCAATTTACAGGGCAATTTAAAGTCTCTTTCTACAGAGAACTATCAGAAGTTGCGAAAGCATATCCTTGAGCTTGGTTTCACCGCACCGATCTTCGTATGGAACAATAAAATACTCGACGGTCATCAGCGTCTTAAAACTGTTCAGCAGATGGTGTCTGATCGAGAGCTTTCGTGCTCTCACTTGCCAATCGTAAATATAAATGCTGAAAACGAAGACGAAGCACGACGAATGCTTTCTGGTTTTGTAAGTCAGTTCGGACGTGTAGACGAGCAAGGTCTATACGAGTTCGCTACAGAGTCGAACTGGTCGCCAGCGTTTATGCTTGAGAATATGGATATTCCAGGCTTCGATATGCCGAAGTTTTTGGAAGGCTATTACGATAACTTTAAGATACCTGGCGAAGAGAATGAATCAGATGAAAGTATGTACTCGAAGAAGATCGAAGCTCCCATCTACGAGCCTAAAGGCGAAAAGCCGCAACTTAACGAACTCGTTGATTACTCTAAGATGACTGAACTGATATCTCAGATCGATGCTGCCGATATTTCAGAAGACGAAAAGCACTTTTTAAAAGCTGCTGCATATCGCCATAACGTCTTTAACTATGAAAAAATAGCCGAATACTATGCTCATTCAAGTACTGAAACGAAAGACTTAATGGAAAAGTCAGCTCTCGTAATTATTGACTTTAATAAGGCTATCGAGAACGGATTCGTTCAGATGTCTACAGTCATTGCTGATATGTTCTCAGAAGAATTTAATACTGTAGAGGATGTAGATGAGTAACGACTTTGCTGCAATTATTCTTAGTCACGGAAGACCGGAAAAGGTTGTGACTTATAATACTTTACGCGAATGCGGCTATACGGGCCGCATCGTCGTTCTTATCGATAACACCGACAAGACGGCAGCTCGTTACAAAGAACTTTACGGAGATCAGGTCTACGTTTTCGACAAGTTTAAGGTGAAGTATGAAAGCGAGAGTGGAAACAATTTCAACGATCTTCGCTCCACAATATTTCCGCGCAACGCCATGTTCGACGTAGCAAAAGATCTGGGAGTTAAAGCGTTTATTCAGCTAGACGACGACTACATTTCTTTTCGCTATAAGTTCGACGATCAATATAAGTGGATTAACGACCGTCTGTGTAAGCCTAAAAATCTCGATAAACTCTTCAAAGTGTTTGTTGAATTCATGGAAAAAACACCGCTACTAAGTCTGTGTTTCGCTCAGGGAGGCGACTTCATTGGCGGCGAGAACTCGCAACTAGCGCAGCACGTTAGAACGAAGCGTAAGGGGATGAACTCTTTCGTCTGTCTAACGGATAGACCTTTTAAGTTTTTCGGACAGATGAATGAAGACGTAAATACGGTTATCAATCTTGGAAGTCGCGGTCATATCTTTCTTATGACAAATCAGATCTCTCTCGATCAGCTACCGACTCAGAAGAACGCCGGAGGAATGTCTGATATATATCTCGACTCTGGAACGTATGTAAAAACCTTTTATTCGGTAATGTATCATCCATCTGGCGCGAAAGTTCACTATCTAAATTCAAGCAATAAGCGAATTCATCATCAAATTAAATGGAAGTACACTGCTCCAAAAATATTGCGCGAAAGCATTAAGCATAAAGTCGAAGAAGTTCAAAACAACTCAACAGTGAACGTAGTGCCAGGAACAAAAAGTATCGAAAACAAAAAAAGCGAATCCGTAATA